ATCATCAGGGGGTTTCCCCCCTAACGACTAGTACTGTGGTGGTATGTCAAACGGGTCACGATACTCAATGTGAAATTGTTGACCAGGTTTTGGATACACCCACTGCAGTAACTTTGTTGCTTTAGTTGCTACAAAGTCTAACACCATGACGTAGCCATTGTCAGCCTTGTACCATATGCACTCAGGAGTTGGTATTTTATTACCTTTACTCTTGCATGCTGCACGATACCGACTAACTCTGTCTAACAGTTCATTGCGCTGCTCTCTTGGTTTCTTAGATATTTTCCAATCTTTAGAAACGTGCCCTTTCTTTGAGGTGCCAGGGTAGGACCATGTAATGTTTACTTTCATAACATTTATTATTTAGTTGCTGTCAATGAGAGAGTTTGTTGTAACGTGTATATATTCACTATCACTAGGGAGCTTTCGCCCCCTAATAATCATGCTCTTGCCCAACGCCACAGCTCGTAGCTGTAGTTAGCAATCCAATGTGGATAACCACTGTTAATCATCACGTCCACTGGATGCAATGAGCACCAGTTCTCATTGAGAATTTCAAGCGCGTGCTCGTCAAACTCACATGCGTGTCGTTCTGCAATGTAATCTCTCTCAAGTTTCTCACACAAGTACAATGCGCAAATAAAACTACTTACTGTCTTCTTTAACATAGTAATAGATTTTAGTTAATAATTAATTGCTGTTAGCGAGAGAGTTTGTTGTTGTAGTAAGATGTCTATATTCACTATCACTAGACAAGGTTTCCCCTGCCTAGTAATAAGTTAATCCCAAGAACCTTCTTCTTGCTCTCGTGCAATGAAGGCGTCCGCTTGGTCTTGAAGGTGAGCGTCAATTAGTTGTTGTACTCTCTTGCGCTCTTTACTCTTCTTGAGGTGTCGCTTCCACAACCACTCAACAAAGAACATTGGAGCGCACAGTGCTAAGCACCAACCAAAGAACTCAATCGGTTCAGCAACCATAATAATCCAACCGCCAAACAATGATGTTGTAATAGAAGTTACAACAAACCAGAATTTTCTACGCGTACTCATAATCTTAACTGCCATTAAACCCGTAGGCCGCAGACACAGTCTCCTGCTAGTTAGTTGCTGTTAACGAGAGCGTTTTAGAAGTTGTGGGGGGTGTTCCAAAATTTTTGTTGCAGTGGGGGTATAACTCATATAACGTCCACACCCAGAAAAACATAAAAAATTTTTTAGTAATTTTGAGAAATAAACTTAAAAAAATACAATTATGCCTGGAATGAAAAAAATGAAAAGAATGTCATATAAGAAGGGTGGTTTCCCTGACTTAAATAAAGATGGTAAAGTAACACGCGCAGATATTTTAAAAGGGCGTGGTGTATTTAAGTATGGCGGTATGGTAAAAAAGAAGAAAGGCAGAAATTCTTTTGAGCAATACGATTAATTTTATATATTTGTGCGGTATGTGTTTTTTTGGTTCACATACTGTCTGTTCATAATAAGTAAGGGGTGACTTTGTTGCCCTTTATTTTTTTAGTATATTTGACTTATGGCAGATAAGATAAAAACTAAACACGGATTAATCAGAGAGAAGCTAGACGGCACATTCACTGGTTACGTCAACTTAGGTACAGACTATCTAATGTTGAAAGAAGATGAAATTCTAATGAATTATGTTGACTTAGGTTATATAATTCAGACAAATGACTACATTATGCAAGGGGGAAGCATTACTGAGTACATTTATAAATACAAAGACGTAGACGGAATAGTCTATGAAGAAAGCATTGAGCATATAGAGCCCCCCACTATGCTTATGAGAACAGGTTTAATTAAGTTAGAGGGCTAGTGTATTTAGTAAACTTAGACAAGACAGGAAGTGTAATTATGGACGATAGTATAAATGCTATCGAGGAGTTTCGTGAAGTATTGAGCACTCGTGGATTGGGCGCAAAAGGAATGTTGTGGGTTGCACTCTTCTGTGATTACGACAGCGTCTACAGACACTTTTCAGAAAAAGAACGTTCCCGTATGATTAGTAGTAATGTGTTTGGGGACTATGACTGGAAGGGTCAGAAAAATAAAAAAATCGCTGACGCGATTAGTAAGTATAAAGAGTTGCAGTTCGACCCGTTGGACGCGCAACTTTTGGCTTTTAATGAAAAGATAAACGAGTACACAAGGCTGATGAAAGAGGTAACTATTACCGAAGATAATGCAGCTGACTGGCAGAAGATAATGATTGGTGTAGATAAGATACTCTCTACAAGACAAAAGCTTTTAGATGCAATAGAACGTAGAGGTGCTCGTACAAAGATTTCTGGTGACGGAGAGCTAAACTACTTAGAAAAGAAACAATCCATCTTAAATAATAATGGCTAATATAAAGAAGTATGCACCTATCATTCATGAAGGTGTTCCTGATTTAAACCCTGAAAGCGTTGCTTACCGAGAGTTCTGGGACGAGCAGATAGAACGCTGTAAAAATGGGTACAAGCCAAATGGTATGGATGCCATATCAGGCAAGCATTATTATTATTTAAACTTTTATAAAATTTTAGGTAACTCTGGTGAAAAAGGTGGTCGTAAGTCGCTTATTGCTCCTTGGTACAGAGATATGGATAGAGAATACTTTAACCTATTCGAAACTTGCAAGGATGAAGGTAAAGGTATGATTGTTATTAAAGCAAGGGATAAGGGTTTCTCTTATATGAACTCTGGTATGCTTGCTCAAGAATATACATTCTACCCACACAATGAGGTAGGTATAGCAGCAGGGTTACAAGTAACGGCTGACTCATTCTTTCAAAAGGTAAAAAAAGGTCTATACAATCAAACCAATATATTTAGACACTCTATTTTAAAAGATGCAGACGAAGTCATTCGTGCTGGTTACAGAAAGAAAAATAGAGATGGTAAATGGGAAATAGGTGGTTTTCAGTCAGTTATACATTGCCGTACAATGAGTAACCCTGAAGTATTTAAGGGTGAGCGTTTATCAGTTATGGTATTTGAAGAAGCAGGAGAGTTTAAAGAACTCTTAAATGCTTATATGTCATCTAAAGCTTGTTTTATGGATGGTGATATACAGTTTGGTGTACCAGTAATTGGTGGTACGGGTGGTGATATAGAAACATCTTCTAAAGATTTTATGGATATGTATTATAATGCAGAAGCATTTAATCTTATTCCTATGTTTATACCAGCCACGCAATGTTATCATGGTTTCTTTGATTTAAAAACAGGGGTATCTGATGAAAAAGGTGCGAAAAAGAAACTGATGGCTGAAAGAGACCAATTAAAAAAATCAGATAACCAAAAAGGTTTTAATCTTCATATACAAAACTATCCATTAACGGTAGAAGAAGCATTTTTGCAAACAAAATCTTCTATGTTCAATGTAGCAAAGATTAACGAACAAAGAAGTGCTATATTATCAGAGGATGCTGTTAAAAATCAAATACAAAAAGGTTATTTAGAGTGGGATGGCGAAGAAATGAGAGTTCAGTGGATACCAGACAGAGATGGTCCATATAAAATACTTGCACACCCTATGACTGAATATAAAGGTTTAGATATTGGTGGTATTGACTCTTATGACCAAGATTATGCTTCTACAGACTCATTAGGTTCTGCTATTATCTACAGAAGGTTTTATAGTACAGATATGGCTAGTAATTATGTTATAGCTGAGTATACAGAAAGACCAAGAACGGCAGAAGAATTTTGGGATGGGTGTTTAAAACTTGCTGTATATTATAATGCTAAAATGTTAATAGAGTTTACTAAGATTGGTATTATAGATTATTTTAAAAGAATGGGTGGTATGAAGTATATGAAAGAAAGGCCTACTGCTGCTCACTCTCCAAAAACAGTAAATCGTAATAGGTATGGTATTCAAATGAATAAACATACAAAAGCAGTGATGGAGCAGTATCTGCAAAAATATGTAGAAGAAAATTGTGAAGACATTTATTTTATAGATTTGTTAGATGAATTAGCTAATTATGGGGTAAGAAATACTGACCGAGTTATAGCATTTGGTTTGTGTCTTATACATGACATAGACATTTATGAAAAAAGTGTTAAATTTGGAGAATCGGAAATGAAAAATTTAGGTTTTGTATATTATCGTAGAGAAAACGGTAGACTAGTTCCTTATAAAGAATAAAAATATGGGGTTAAAAAAATATTCTTTCCCGCGACAGGCAATATCAGACAGCGAGAAAGATTTAGAGTGGTGTAAAGAAAATTTAAGAGCTATTACTAAATATGTTGGTAATAGAACTAATGGATATGACTCTGCTCTTACATCAAGAGATAAAGATATAAATAATTATAATTTGTATAATGGATATGTAAATGCAAAAGACTACGAATACATTACCGACCAATATGGTATTCCATATCCAGCACAATTAGCTCACTACCCATTAGTGTCTACTAAAATAGACTTACTTGTTAATGAAGATTCAGATAGACCTTTAGATAAAAAAGTTAAATCTGTTAATAAAAAAGCAGCGATACGAAAAGAGAATTTTAAAGTTTCGTTAGTTGTTAATGAGCTTTTAAAAGAAGTAAAAAATGAATTTGAAGGTAAATTTGGTGTAAAACCTTCTACAGAAAACGACCAGTTTCCTATTCCTGACGATATAGAAGAATACATGCGCTATGAGTACAAAGAACTTGTAGAAGAAGTGTGTCAAGATGGGTTAGATTATCTTATTGATAAATATAGAGTAAAAGACATCTTTAGAGATGGTCTTCGTGACTTTTTAGTTACAGGTAAAGTATTTTATAAGGTATATGTAAAAAATGGAGACCCTTTTGTTCGTCGTGTAGACCCAAGAACTTTAATATGGGATAAAACAGTGCAAAGCGATTATTTAGAAGATGCACAATGGGTGGCAGAAGAAAGATGGCTTACTGTAAACGAAACTATAGATGAATTTAGAGAAGATTTAAGCCCTAAAGATATACAACTATTAGAGGAGCTAAAAGAAATAAATAGTCACGAAGGTTTATCTAATTTTAACAGCGAATACGAATGGATTAATTATTCTGAAAACAGAGGTGTAAGATTACGCATTGTAACTGCAGAATGGAAATCTATTAAAGAGTTAAAATATAAAGTATCGGAAAATAAACACAATCCAAGTGTTCCTTTCAAAAAAATAGTATCATCTACATATAAACCTCGTAAAAACGAAAAAATAGAAAAAGTTTATATTGATGATGTTTGGGAGGCTACAGAAATAGCAGGTCAAGTTTATGTGCAATGTAGAAGACGACCTAACCAAGTTCGTTCTGTAGATGATGCAGGTAGCACACCTTTATCTTACGCTGGTTGTATACACAATCACACAACAGGTAATAGTAAGTCTTTAGTAGATTTATTGCGTCACACACAGATGCTTTATAATATTGTACATTATCATATAGAGCTAACTCTGGCAAGAGCTGGTGGTAAAGCTGTTATATATGATGTTGCGCAACTACCTACCAATATAGGTATGGATATGCAAACTGTTATGTATCATCTTAAAACAGATGGTGTTATTCCAATTAACAGTATGCAAGAAGGTCAAGACGCAGTTAAGTTTAATCAATTCCAGCAAGTTGATTTTACTTTATCTAATTCTGTACAACAACTTATAAATCTAAAACTTATGCTTGAGCAAACAGCTGGTCAAATATCAGGTGTTTCACCTCAGCGTGAAGGAGCTATATCTCAATACGAGTATGTAGGAAATGTACAGCGTTCTGTTGTACAATCGTCTTTATCAACAAAAGGTTGGTTTTTCCAGCACAATGAAGTTAAAAAGATGGTTTTTGAAAGAATGTGTAATTTAATGAAGGTATGTTGGGCTGAAGGTAAAAAAGCTGGATATGTTTTAGGAGATGGTGGTTACAAGTTCTTAAATGTACTTCCTGATATTGCTTTAAATGATTATGGTATATTCTTAGGCGACTCTGGTAAAGATGATGCTATGAGAAAAATGGTACAAGAAATGTCAGCACAAGCGTTGCAAAGTGGAAACTTATCTATGCTTGATGCAATTAAAGTACTTAAGTCAGAAA